CTAGCGGATACATTTTTTGAATCCATCTGTCCTATCGTTTCGGCCCTAATCCAACGGTGTTTAAAACCGTTAGGTGCAGGTGGTGCATCTAACTGTGATGGTGGAGCCCATTCTTTCCTTCGTTCGGTTTTAACTCGGGTTTCAGACTCGCGTGACGGTAGTTTATTATTTTTATTTGTATTCATATGCCTACTCCTTCACGTACTTCGCATATTCGCTTAGTGGCACACCTAATTTTTTTGCTATGGCTACCTGTGAGGGTGTGAGTCTTACAGAACCTTTACGCGCCCTTGCTGGTGCTGCACCTCTATTAGCGGATGCAACTGTTTGCGAAGGCGAAACTTGTTGTTCAAATTTATGAGGAAATGTTTCCCTCATTCTTTTGTCTACTTCATTATAGTATGAATCTGACTGTGGGTCAAATCCTTCTTCCATTAGTTTACGATGAATTGAGAAAGAAGTCAAGGTCATTGGTTCATCTGAACCAAACCAGGTGTTCTTTTCAGCCCAATCTGTTGCTTTTGGGTCAGGTTCACGTGGAGGAGGTGCTTGTCTAGGCATTTGTTGAGGCATTTGTGGTTGATTTGGATCAACTCCTCTTGCCTGCATTTCTTGCTGCAACCTTTCTCTTTGTGCTTTATGTGACGCTGCACGTTCTTCTTCTATAGATAATCTACTAAGTTTAGCTTGTGCTTCTACTTGTTTATCTACATCACCTAAATCCATGGCTTGTTTAAGCTCGTTTTTAGTTTCAGTTATTTGTGCTGCTACACGATCACCAAACTCTGCAACGTATCCATGATCTAATTGGTTAGCACGTTGTGCTTGTGTCTGTGCTTCTTTTTGTACACCTTGTGCAAATTGAACAGCTGCTTGTTCACGTCTTTCAGCTTCTCTTAATCTTTTTGTTAATTTGTCGATTCTTGATTGAACTTTATTGCCGTAGTCATCCATTTCTTCTGAAGATGCGGTTTTGACTTCTGTCTCAACAGCTGAATTATCCTCATCAGGATTTATAGTCTTTTTAGTGTCTGAGATTTCTACTTCAACAGTTGAACCAGAATCAGGTAAGTCTACCATCTTTTCTTCTACTTCAGCTTGTGTCTGTATTTTAGTTTCTGCAGGCATAATTTACTCCTGTTTATTTATATTGCAAGATATCCTCTGGGTCTTTTACCACAGCAATTATCTCGTCCTCGTTTAGTATTCTCACTTCACCACCTTCTATACCAAAACGTGATCCGGCATAACGACCAAATATAATCCAGTCATTTACTTTACACCAAGGTCCATTTGGATATCTCGTTTCATCTTTATAAGCATCAGGTCCAACTTTTAAAACTAAACCTGTTACTGTCGTGTAACCTCTCTCTTCAATTGTCTCATCTGCTAATATTACACCACCTTTAGTTTTACCTTGCCCTTTGTACGGAAGAACTAGTATTCTCCATCCAGTTGGATCCGGTAGTCGTTCTAATACTTTATCTGTGGGTAAATGTTTTATATCTTTTGCAGCGTCTTCTTGTATTTTTTTAAGAAACCTGTTTTCTTTTTCTTCAGCTTTCTTATTATTTTCATCAGCCTCTACAGCCAAATCTTTTTCTTCTAAAGCAAATCGTCTTTTAGGCAGTTCTTTTTCAGTCATTTTCTTCCTCATCTTTCTGCAGGTCTTGTACTTCCTGTTCTATTATGGTGTAAGCTTTGTGTTCACCAACAGCTTTCATGTATTCATCAAAGCTCGGTAAACCCGTTGCTATCACTTCTTTTAGTTCTTCTTTGCGCGATCTGATCTTTTTCAAGACGAGATAAATCGCGGTTTCATCTCTCATTAAAAAAATCTATATATTAACAATCCCACTTACGCAAGGCTTTATTTATTCTAGAGTTAGGATCTCTCTTTGTTTTTGCCCCTGTTAATTTTTTCTTCATGCCTCCCATACGTGCACAAAAAGATTTACGTCTACCACTTGTTTTAGATTTAGTAGGCGCTTTTAATGTGCCACCTTTATAGCTAGCACGTCCTTTGGCATTTAATCCACCTGACTTGCTTTTTCCAGCTTTACGTTGCCATGCTGCTGTCTTAGGCATACTTAGTTTTTTTACGTTTGTTTTCTAAAACCATGCCACAACCTTTTGCAATGCCTTTTGGATTTTTATCCGACTTAGCTTTTCTTTGTTGTGATATTGATTTTTTCTTAGCCACGTTTTTTAGCTGGTTTTTTTGCTGTTTTAGCAGATTGCTTTAACGCTTTATCTGTAACAGTGCCTTTACCAGGTTTGCTCGTACCTCTTTTTTTAGCGCGGTTCATGTAATAGTATAAACCTTTTTTAACAGTACGACCGTCTTTAGTTACGTGTGTATCTTTTGTAGAACCACCTTTTTTATAGCCCATAGCCATAGGTTCTTTTTTCATCATGCCGCCACCCATCATTTTTTTCTTGCCTTTCGTTGCACCAGCAATTCTGTCTGCTGCTGTAGGCTTAGGGTTCTTGTCAATACCTGCTTTTACAGAAAGCATTCCAAAGCTAGATTTCTTTCCGTTTTTCTTTTTCATTGTTTTTTTCATCATTTTTTTACTAAGCTTCCTCCGAAATATAGTCCAATAATTGACGCCATTAAATGCGTATCCATTGGTGTTATTACAACACCTGCGTACTGTCTGTCCACAAGCATTTCTTTCTGTTCAATTAAAAACAGAAAACCTCTACTAAACTCTGTCCATGTCAAAAATACTGCCGTGTCAAAAAACACTGGTACTATCTTCGGCCACACTATTATAAAGAAAACTGCAGTAAGCGCAATAATTCTTCGTGTAAATTGAAAACCTTTATTTTCGTATGTACGGGCATCGTTAATGTGTTTCATTTGGTTATTGGCTCTTGCCAACAACATCTTTTGTTCATCTTGTTTTGCTTTTATACTCTGTCCCCAAATGGTCATAAAACCACCTAGCACACTAGATCCAAGCATTGTAATCATTTCTACTGGTAATCCAAACATATTAATTCTCTACTAAACTAACTATACCACCTTTGGCAAATGGTTTTCCACCTGACAAAAATGCTTGGTTAACTGTTTCTTGTAAATTTCCTGGTCCTACTTGACCTCTTTGCCTAGGTTGTCCTTGCATACCGGCGTCATAGTAATAGCCACCGCCACCACCTCCGCCGCCGCCACCGCCGGAACCGTAGCCTCCATAACCGCCGCCACCGCCTCCGCTACCAAATTGACCTAATGTTTGAAATTTAGGCATAGACATCTCGTCGTAATATTGTTGCATTCCTTCTGGAAACATTTTGTGTGTACCTTTTTCAAGTTCAGAAAAGGTGCCTGTTAAAGCCTCGTTTCCAAATTGTATACCATCTGTTTTTAAATCTTTATCTGCAAAATAATCTAATGTATTTGTTAAACTTCCTTCTGCCAACATTTGATAAAGTTGAATGGGCATGTTTGCCATTCCAGGTGTATATCCAAAAAAACCCATGGTCTTAGGAGATAATCCAGCAATTAAACTTTCTATTCCTCCTCCATCAAATCCTAAATCTAATAAATTTATATTTGAACGTCCTTGACCTTTTGGTGGTCCATATTCTTGAGCTGGCGGAGTGTAACTTTTTCTTTGATCTTGAAAAACTTGTTGTTTTGCTAATTCTTTTTCAAAAGATTCTTCTTCTGCTTTTGTGTCTCTTATTTTTTGCCCACCGCTTTGTCCTGTGTTATTGTTTTGCTGTGAAGAATAATTACTTTGTTGTTGATCACTATAGGAACGTCTTTGACTTGCACTAGTTCCGCCACTAGTTTTAGCTAAATACGAACCTTTACCCATTATCTTAAATTAATCCTACTAGGTTCTGGTTTTACTTTTTTACTGTTAATAAAATCTAATAATTCTTGAAGTCTATATGCATCCGCTCTATTTTTTCCTTCAGCGCCATAGTCATATTCGTATCTTGGTAAATCTCCTCTACCTCTGCCTTCTTGATATACAATTCCTGGACCGTATTCAGGATATGGAATTAAACCAGGATACATAGGTCCTGCAACGTCTGCCATCGTAGGTCTACGATTAGGATCGTCTCTTGGTCCAATAAAATTAGTTCCTGGGTATTGACTCATAATGCCTGCCTCTCTATTAGAATCATCAAACGGCATTGGTCTTTCTGGCGACATAACTATGTTATCATCTTGATCATATTCATTAAAAGCACCTACATCATCATCCATTCTTGGTATTTCTATATCTCTTTCGCCAAATGTTTCAGCGTCTATAAAAAAATCTTTTTGAGGATTAGGTGCACCCATACCAAAAGTCTGTGCTGCATAGTCCTGCATCTCTGCTTCGTCTGTATCAGCAGCTCCTGCTATACCTTCGTTGTTAACCATACTTTTTCCAAAGTCAGAAACTTTACCAAACAATTCTTTTGCTGCTAAACCAAATAATCCACCAGTCTCACCGTACTTCATGGCAAAATCTTGAATAGGATACATTGTTGAATAAGCGTTTGGTGCAGCGTTTCTAAGCATATTACTTTGATTAGAAAATTGTTGTTGTACGTCCAAAGGTGCTACACCTTGGCGTTCACCTATCTTGTATTTATCAAAACGGTTGTATGTTCTTCTTGCATCTTTAAGTTCGTTTAAGCGTGGATCGTTTTGTGCAAAGCTAGGTGCTTGTGATTGCAAATCCATCATACGATTGTAATTCTGCATCTCCGGCCCCTGATTAAAAGGGGTCGGAGTGTTTTTACGTTTTAAATATTCTGATCTTCTGTCGACCATTAGATTGCACCGATTACTAAGATAACCACTAATGCAACAACGCCAGCTTTAATCCAATCTTTTGCTTTCCAGTTATTCCATTCTTTGAGCCATGCCCAAATATCTTCCAGTAACTTCATATTACCTCCTTTTTTTATTTTTCTTTTTTTTCTTTACTTTACTCTTAGCAGAACCGCCTTTTTTCATAGACATTGTTTGTCCTGTTTCTCGAGCAAACTTTTGAGCCTGCTGTGCACCAGCAGATGTATACGGAAATTTTTTTCCTCCTACTTTTGGCATTCTTACCTCCTAGTGTATTGTTGGATTAACATGATCTTTTAAGACCTGCATAATCTCTGATTCATACTCAAAACTATCAGCAACGGCTACAAACATTTGTTTAGTTTGTTCTGACCCTAAAGCTTTCTCGTACATGTTTCTAGTCACTGCCATTAAAGCACCACAAACTTGTAGATAATCTTCTTCCTTATTGATTTCACTGTGTGCAGCTTCTTCTATTTTTGCCATTGCATCTCTAAGTTTCATCAGTAGTTTTTTTGGATCTTCCATTATTATTTGAGTTTTGTTTCATAGCTTCCCTTGTGTTAGCCATGTTTTCTTTTAGCACTGCCATTGCTTCAGTAGAATCTTCTTTGTTAACAGAAGCAGCAACTCGCATCAAGTCAATAGTTGTATTGGCCTCTAACTGATCTCTTTGTAAATCTAGTTTTTCTGCATCAACCATCATATCTTTTTGTAGTCTAGCTTGTGTTTCCATAGCTTTCAAATCAATTTCTTGTTGTTTTAATTTAACAAGAGGGTCTTGAGATTCTCTGCTTATTCTAGCTTCTTCATCAGCCGCTAATTGTTTTGTCATCTGTGCTTCCATTTGTGCCTGCTCAGATGCTTGTTGATTTACTAATTGATCTTGCTGTTGCTGTAGCTGTTGCATAGCTTGTGGATTCTGCTGCGCTTGTTGCATAGCTTGTTGTAATTCTTGAAATTGTTGTGCATATTTTTGTTGCATTTGTTCATTTACCAATAAAGATATGTGCTCTGATATGTGTGCTTGCAACATAGCGTACAGTTGTGGATTGATTTGCACCATTCTTGTAAACATAAATTCTGCATGTGCAGCAATATGTGCTTGATGATCTTGCATAGGAAAAGGTTTAGGGTCTTTGCCACGCATTGCAGATGCGTTCTCCATTGCTGGCGACATTGGTTTTGGCATATCAGGATCTGGTCTCAATATACCTTCTACATTGTCAACTCCCATTGCATCATACATTCTTCTATACGCTTCACGCAAATTGTGTAACTGTGGTGCAGCAGTTGCTAGTTGTAATTGCTGTTGAGCCAAAGTAATACGTTGTGCCATAGAAAATATATTAGGATCTGATACAGGCATTACATCTACCCTGTTATCAAAGTCAGCTGATTTTATCATTTGATTACCACCTGCAACCATGTACGGATACTGTGGTGGTAAGTATAATTGAAATACTTTTGCAAGTAATTTGAATTCTATTTTTTGTGCGTAGTGTAATCTTTTGTGTATTGCACTCATCACTTTTGTGCCACGTTCTATTAAGGCTAATGTTGTGCCTACAGGGTTTTGTTCATTACCCTCACCCATTTTCATGTCTGCTATTGCGGCAAATGATTTTCCTGCGTCAACTGCAAAACCCAATAACTGAAATAATACAGCTGAAGGTTCTTTATATGGCAGCATCATTAATGATTCTTTAATTGATTGCCCTGTTACATCTACATCTCTAAACTCACCCGGCTGTAAAGGTTCGTCATGATCACGTATACGCATTCCTCTAGCTTTAAAACCTGCTGGTAGATTAGCAAGAGTTCCTGCATCAATTAATTGTCGCAAAGCACTTGTTGCAGTTCTTGATAATCCACCTAGCATGTGAATCAGACCAAATCCATAAAAGCCTAATCCTGGGAGGAACTTGTAATGTACAAAGTATTGATTCTTCATAAAATTTGGATCGTTCTGTGCGTAGTTTCTTTTAATCGACAATATTTCTTGTGAGTACTGATCTACAGAAATAATGTATGGTAATTTTACACCAGAGCTGTCTTCAAAACCTGGTACGTCAGCATTGATGTGCATCTCTAATATTACATGCTCATCATCACTAGATCCGTAACTTTTTTCTGAACCTTGTAGGTCATCTACTTTATCTGCAACATCATCAGTATCTACTTGTCCAGTAGATAATTCTATGTCACGGTAAAAACCTTGTAGCTGCTGTTTACGTACATCATTACCACTTGTTTTAATTACGTGTGTTATTCTATCTGCTGATTCTAAATCTGTTGCCATGTAGTTTATCACTAAATCTTCACCTGCAACAAACTTTGCACAAGCACGTTTCATTAGACCATCATAATAAACTTTTTTAAATGCAGAACCGCAAAGGGGTAGATAAAATAATAGTTGATCCATGTCTGGATCGTATTCTTGCATCACATCTGTGATTTGATAATTCATAAATTCTTGGACACGTTTTGCCTGATCTTCTACTTCAGGTGTTGATAATCCTATTACTTGAGTTCGTACGGGGCCGCTTGGGGGGAGAAGTTCCTTATATGCTTGGGCTTGAAACTGCGTAACAGATTCAGCTAATAAGGGATGTACGACCCCGGACGCTCCTTCGAACGGCTGTGTTCGGTCTTCATATTTGAAACCCAACATATCCAGACCCTTGATGTAGGTATCTTCCCAATCTTTTCTTGAGTCTTTATCCGCTTCGAATTCTGCTAGTAGATCACTTGCGAATCTACCTAATTCATCGTCTTCAATGTATTCTGCTAAATTAGCATCATGTGGTATGTTTGTTTTATCTATTGGTGCGTTTGGATCTAAATTAACTTCAGCACTACCGTCTTCCATTATTTCAAATTCAGGTTCAAACTCTACGCCTTTAGGTGTAACATCTATTTCTTCACCAGTTGGTTCTATGTCCAGTGCACCTGTGAGTGCTTCTAATGCTTTGTCTATATTATTTTTATTATCGTCAGCCATTTACAGCTAATCCCCCTCTCTTATATGCTCCTAAACCTTTGCTAATTATATCCTGTGCTACAGGATTATCTTTAATTATCAACGTAGGAACTTCGTACGCCCTATTACGATCATCAGTTATAACAGTTTTCATGAACTTTGCACCACTTTTCTTACCGACCTTTTTCATAGCACCTTGCGCTATTGGACCGTAGGCTGTGATATTACCCATGTAATCTCTACTCCCTTGTGATGTGTTTAAATTTTTTATTTGTGGTGTTGATATGGATATGCCATCGTAACCACCGTCTTGCGCTGTTTTGAGTGCATATTTCATAACAAATTCATTGTAATCTTCAGTTTTGCTGTAAGGTCCTTGTGGTACACCACTGTGTGCACCTTCCCCAGCTTTTGCTCTTTTATCTGCAATAATTTTTCTTATCTTTGCACGTTCCCTGTTAAGTCTAGCTATTCTTACTTGTGTTTGTTGTGTTTGTGGTAATTGTAACAAATCATCTATCTTTGCCTGTATTAACATCATTTGTTGCTCGTTTGCACCGTCAACCTCTTTTACAAGATCACCACGCGGTGCATACGTACCAGCTTCTACATCATTTCTATATGCTCTAGTGTCAGACAAAGATTCTCCTCTTGCTGCTTGATCTGCTTGATATTTTTTTACTCTTCTTGCTGCTGCATTTACTGGTTGATGCATGTCAGATTGTATTTCTTCTATGTGCAATATTCTTCTGCCAAATGCGTCTGTTCTATCAGACGTACGCATGTGCACGAAACCACCTGCACGCTGTGAACTTGTTAACCCAAAATCGTGTGCGTAAGTGTATGTTGGTTCTGTGTTACGAAGTGAACCTGGTTTGTGCTTATACTTAAATAAAAATTCACGGTAGTTACCCCCACCACTAAGTGTTTGTTGTCCTCTATAAATTGCTTCTCTTGCGTACTCTTTAAATCCTGCAAGTCTTACACCAGACAATTGTGCTAATTCTTGTAATGGTTGTTTTAATTCAAACGGAAATTTTTGTGGAAACCCTTCTGTAATTGCGTTTGGTACTCCAAAGTTTTTTTGAACAGAATCTTCTATTTGTGATATTCCTTTTAAGATTCCTTGTTTGTCGTTATTGCCAATTGCTTCAGCTAACGGATTTATTCTAAGTTGTAAATCACTTAAAGTGTTTCTAAGTGGTCCAGGTCTAAACCCTTGTAAATCTAATCTCATTAAATTTTTTATAGATTGACTAGTTTCATTTCTACCACCACCTAATACTATAACGTCAATGTCTGGTGCTAACTTTTCATCAAAATCTTTTATAACATCTGCTTTTGATAATTTTTTATTTGAGTTTCTAGATAAGTGTGTTGATAGCTGTGTATCATTTAACTCCATGTCCTTTACAGGATTATGTTTTGAAAATGGTCGTTTTAAATATGCCAACCATTCAGATCCTTTTGCAGTCTCAAATGGTGCATCTATCAGCTTCTCACGTGATGGCCAAAACATTGCACCAGCTGTGTCAGTTTCAGGCATTCGAGCATTTTTTGAATAGCTTGTACCAATAGTATACATATCAGCGGAACCACCGGCTCGTGCATCATCTCTTAAAAAATCTCTAGCTGCTTTTTCTGTATCAAAATCTTTTATGGGTAAACCAGCCTCATCAAAAACTGTGAAGGGTCTATCCGGACGTGTTGGTCCTTGTATCTTAGGGCCTTCTATTTTAGGAGAGTATTCTCTTAACTTACCTATCACCTTTGGTGCTAGTTTTTTTACTATACCACCTACAGCATACTCTTGTGGGTTCTTTCTTATG